GGCCAACCAGTCCAACCGGTTTCACCTCTCTCACCAACATCACCTCTATCGCCCTTATCACCTAGCATTCCGGGCAAACCACGATCACCCTTATCTCCCTTTGGACCGGGTAAAGGTTTAATTTCTTCTCTTAATTGTTTTGCTAATTCTTCTTTTAGTGATTTCTTTAAATCTTCAATTAATAAAGATGGGGATTCTTCTTTTGGTTCTTCAATGAGTATTTGTTTTGGTTGTTCTTTAATATTTTCAAATACTTCATTTATAAACTTTTTGTTACCCTTTATAAGAAGAACAGAACCATTGCTATCTTTTAGATAAGTTTCTCCAATACCCCAAGTAGATGTTGAAAATGTTGGAGTTGATTCTGTGATTACGGTAAAAACTTCTCCAGGTTCATATACTGAAAGATTTGCTACAAGACGAACTTTTTTACCAAATTCAAAGTTTGCTTCTGGTAAATTTATAGACTCTTGTTTTTTATTAAATTTGGAGAAATCCTTCATATGTCTATTTATTTTAAGTTAAATGTTTCCAGCAAACCGGGAAGAGAGGCTCAATAATATTTGAAATTGCTGCCGCAAACTGCTGAACTTCCCATTGGGCATGAGCGTCTATTCGCTGTTTAAAGACACGGGCGAACGCTGAGAGCGATCCTGTCCACCACCACTCGGTGTAGGTTCCCTGTGGCAATATAGCGCGTGCTTGTTCTGGAGCAACCCCTCTTTTTAACAAATTATTATATACATTTATACAGTCTACCATGCAGGGAACATACATTTGATCAATATCTGTAGTATCTTCTATAAAATTTGAACTTCCCTGCTTTGCACCATCAGTAGGAGCATATCTCCATCTAGGCGTATAGATCTCTGGATGAAATGTAACATAACGACGAGAAATCTCATTTTCTGTAAAACCAACCTTATGTTTAAAAAGTTGAGTTCTTACAAATATTGGTGCTTTAATTCTTAAAGTTATTTGTGGATGTGAGAACGGTGTCCAGTGATTGTGCTTAGCCAAGTAAGAAATTAGTTTTTCATCTCTCTCACCAAATTCTTCACTCTCTTTATTGAAAGAAACTCTAGCAGCATTTACTACTGTTAGATCATCTCCCATATGAGAAACATATTGCACAAATCCATTATCAAGAACTCTAATCTTATCCGTAGTACTGGTCATCGTCATAAAAATCACCTTCACTTTCTTCATCGTCACCTGGGTAAAAATCATCTGGACCGTAAGGACCATTATCATTTATTTCTTCTGTTATGTCTACACTATCGCCAGTTTCTGCAACATTTCTTTCTTCTAAACTAAAATCGTTTATAATCACACCTGTTAAGTCTTCTGCATATTCAACTGCTTTATTAAACAACTCAGGATTTACACTCCTTAAGTATTCCATAACAGCAAAACAATATGAAACAATTGGGTGTTCTATGTGGAAACTTTCTTCGTTTTCTGATTCTGACATGTTTAAATCCTCTTCCATTGTTGAAGTTTTAACTTTGCTTCCATTCCCGAGTAAGAATTTTCAATAATAATATTTTGTAGTTCTGTGTTTGTATAGCCATTCAGGATCATATCGTTAATATCTTTTTGTTCTATGTTACTTGGCCAAATACAAACAGTTCTTCCATTATTTATTAATTTTTCTATTTGAACGACTACTTGTTTGTTTCTTGGTTCGTTATCTATAATGAAGATTAAATCTTTATCCTTCAATGGATCTGGAATGTTAGATCCATCATTCAATCCAATCATTGCAACACAATTGTCAAGAAACAGAGAATCCAACGGACCCTCTACTACAAAATACTTCTTATCATCATTCAAACGACAGAACCCATACCAGAGTCTTTCAATACTCTTATCTGCTTTAATTGTGATATAACGAATAGCATTCTTGCTCTTTGATAATGTTCTACCCTGAATAGCAATTACACGGTTTTTTGTATTCAATACAGGAATTACAAGACGAGGTTCTTTTTCAAGTTTGACTTCAGGATCTAGTTTACTTGCAAGAGAACCGAAGTCATCCGTATAGTATAGGACACTGTAAAACTCTTGTGGAATTTTTCTACCTGTAACAAATTTTCTACACGGATGATCTTCGTCCAATTCATCAATTCTCTTCAATCCATCAAGAACATTATCAGAAATATTGAACTTTGGTTGTTCAAATTTAAATTCTGGTTTCTTGTAGTTTGAATTACCATTTTCTCCATTCTTCCATCGTTCAAGAGAATATTCTTTGCAAAGAGCAGGTGATACAGATTCTAGGAATTTATACATTGTGGTTGATACTCCACAATTATGACAACGATAAAACATATCGTTGTTCTTTGCAAAGAAGAATCCTCTAGCCTTGCTCTTATTCTTCTTTGAATCACCACAGATAGGACATCTGCAATTTGCAAGATTCTCTTTCTTCCAAGCAAACTTTGGAAGCATTGGAGAAACCATGTTAATGAATTTTTTATCAATAATTAAAGACATTATCTTGCATTTGGAAAGTTATACTTTGCCCATTCACGCCACTCTGGAAGTTCTTCATCACGAATATTTGGTAATGCTGCTAAACGCTGCTCTAATGTGCGAGTATCATCATCACTTACAATCTGAACTTGCTTCATTGTAATTTCTTCTACCATAGTATCTCCTTAATTAGTCCAATCTTCTGATTTTTTAAATTTACGAACACTAAATTTGGAAGTGTACTTATTATCATGCCCTTCCGATCCAACATCTTCATCCTCTCCAGTCCCAGTCAATCCATCTTGTGCTGATGCATCAAGATTGTATAGTTTCATCTTTGCACGATTGATACCAATAACAAACTTACGATTGCTCGCAAGATCATTATACCGATTCTTCAACTGCTTCACCATGACTTGATTTCTCTTATCAAGTTCTTCAGTTGCAATAATTGCAAACATGAAATCTGCTGTTGCTGGCAAACCAAATGACTCTGAAGTATTCTCAAGACCGAAATCGGTATTGTTGTAACCTTCACGATTCACCTGAGTTGCAGAGAACACCGGAACACCAAGTTCAACTGCAAGACCACGAAGTTCTTCTGCAATTGACTTAATGTAAGTATAGGAATTCACAGAACCACCCTGCTTCATACGGGCAGATGCACAAATGTTCAGATAATCAATAAAGATGATATCAGGAACAAACTTCTTCTTGAGTTTCAATTCATTGACAAGATATCTGAAGTGATTCACATGTGCAGTTGCAGTTGGATATTCCTTGATGATAAGTTTACCAGTAACTCCTCTAGTTGCATTGAATAACTTCTTTGCATAAACTTGCTTTGGTAAGGACTTTAGTTCATCAATTGTAATATCCATGATATTGGCATCGATACGCTCTGCGATTCTTTCTTCTGCCATCTCACAGGTGATGTATAATACATTCTTGTTTTGTATCAAACAATTTGCTGCTTGGTGACAGAGGAATAGAGACTTACCAACACCAGTACCTGCGATTACGATGTTTAGAGTTTTTGTAGCAACTCCTCCCTTCGTAATATCATTGAAGAACTCCAAATCAAATGGAATCTTCTTTTCTACCGTATGATAGAATTCATATCGCTTTTCTGAATCCTTGATATAATCGTGACCGATATTTGTATCAAAAGATACTGCTAAAGCATCAGAAAGAATAGATGGAAGTGCTTCCTTCGTATGTGTTTGTGACTTTCCATCTATGATATGAATCGATTCAAGGATTGCATTATAGATTGCTTTATCCTTGCAGAACTTTTCTGTCTCATTCACAAGCCACTGCTCATCCTGTTCAGAGGTTGAGTAGTCGTTAATTTTCTGCAACATAGAATCATACTCTTGTTGAGTTAGATTCTTGTTGTTAGAAAGATCTACCAGTAGTGCTTCTTTAGTGGGAAGTTTGTTATACTTAGAGACAAATTCAGATATAGTCTTATAGATGACTTTATCTTCTTTTGTTTGGAAGTACTCATCCTTTAGGAATGGTACAACCTTTCTAGTATAATTCTCGTTGTAAAGAAGATTTTCTAGAATTACTTTTTCAACAATAGAATTCATTCTTCAGTTTCTTGTTCGCTTGCTCCTGCTCCGTACTTGAACTCGACTGCAACCGCTGCTTCGAGTTTTTCCATTACTTCCTTGGTAAAATACTTCTCTGGCTCTTCGATGAGGTTCTTCTCGAATGCCTTGCTACCATCTGGAAGTTCAATACGGGTTGAAACCTTCTTGAATATACCATGCTTTAGTGCCAAGTCAACAAGTCCGTAGTACTTATTTAAACCACTATCGTAGTTCAACTTAACATCTACCATCTGGTTTTCCTTAGTAAGACGACTCTTGTACAACTTGCAGTGAATAATGTTACCAACTACCTGTCCTTCTGAATTCTTATCCTTCTTCTTTGAAAGATAAACAATTGTAGAAGCAGCATACTTTAGACCAGAACCACCTGACATTTCCTTGGTTGGAACATAAGAACCAACAACATCATAGGTATGATTAGTCATTAGTAGAGGAATACCAGCCTTACCTAACTTAAGAGTAAGTACACGGAAGGTGCTCTTGATAACCTGTGAGCGGGTCATATCACGAACTTCCTTACCCTCTGCAGTATCTGCCATTTCCTTACTGGTTGACAACATACCAAGTGAGTCTAGAACAACCATCATTGGCTTACGATCTTCCTTTGATTGCTCCATATACTTGTCAAGAATCTTGATAAGTTGTAGACGGAACTCTTCAATAGTTGCTACAGGGAACACAGCAACTTGCTTAGAGTTAACACCACGACTGATAAACATATCAGAAGTAACCGCTTGCTCTGTATCGAAGTAAAGAACAATACCATCCTTGCGATCCTCAAGGAACTTCTTCACAATACCGATTGAGAAATAAGTCTTACCAGTTGCAGACTCACCTGCTAGAGCAATGATCTTATTGTCAGGAATACCACCATAAAGTGAACCTGAAACTAGAGCATTGAATGCATAAGAACCTGTATCAACAAATCCCTTTACATCGCTTCCTTCAAGACCATCCTCAACTAGTCCTGCATACTCATTACCAGAAGACTTAATAATATCATCAATAAATCCCATATTAATCCTTTCTCAAATTGTTCCTGCTTGTACCGCTTTTTCCAACATATACGACGCTTCACGACATTTCTTTCTCTCTTCAATCAACTCATTATAATAGTCTAGACTTGCTTTCTTATCTCTTTGAGATCTATTGATATAACTCTCAAGATCAAGAAGACGATTCTTAACTAATTGCTGAAGATATTCTACTAATTCATTCTCTTTCATATGAATAAACTCTCCAATGTTGTCCTTCTCTCAAGATCCCAACCTATGACCTTAACGATAGTAGAGAGAGGTTCTATAAAGCTCTTTTCGAACTGCTTATTGTAGTCAATGTAGTTATGCAGTTCAAGTTCTTTTGGCAAAGTATTTGTAAACGAAATGACATGTTCACCAATTGGATTTGGTGTTTTCAAATAAACAAACTTGACCTTTTCGCCATCTTTAATTACAGAATACTTCTTTGTTAATTTGTGTTTTTTGAGATGATGGTTGAATAGCAATGCACCCTTCACAGCAATCGGTGTAGACTTCTTGTAAATACTTGAAGAATCAGAATATTCATTTATTCCATTACATCCTCTTGGGAATGCAACTGCTTCTACTGGTGAAGTAATAAATTGATTTTTAAATTCATCTTTAAAAGAAATCAAAGTATCTTCATCTGAATTCATAATAATATGAATTGCTTTCTTCAAACCATCACGGACAATTTGTGGAGTTGAAGAACGGGTTGTTTCAATACCCATGATCTTCATCTCTGGTTCTTTCAGAAGAACATTGTCTTCACCCATCATCACATTCAACATGTATCGCTTCTTTGCAGTCCAGATACCCTTACTGGAGATAGACTCACGCTTCATATGCATTTTTTGATCATATGCATTCATGATTTTTGCAAGTTCATTATACTTCTTTTCAATAAATGGATTGATGATCTCATTACACGCTTTGTCCAAGAACTTAACTACCTTCTCATTATCAGGTACATTACCCTTGAAAGACTTCTCTACTAGTTTATCGAGACAGAGATAAACAGAGTCTGTATCTGATGCAATAACATAATCAACTCCTGTGGTTCCAATATTCTTGTTCAGGAAAACATTCAAAGCATTCTCAATCCAACGAATAGACAATTGACCAGATACAGTGATTGCTTCTGCAAGATCAAGATCATAATAACGGAAGTATTGATTACCTACAGCACCGAAGGCAGAGTTCAATTGAATCTTTCGAACTAACTGGAAGTTGTGATACTTACTGATATCAAACTTAATTTGCTGCTCTTCTTTCTTGCTCAGATTCTTTTCATTCTTCAACCTACGCTTCGAGTCCAACATCTTCTCCTTGTACATCTTTCGTTCTTTGTACATGGTTTCCATGAGTTCTGCTAGGAATCCCTGCTTGTCTTTCTTGAAGTAGACACCATTTGCAGCCATGCTAAGATTCTTTTCACGAATTGTAGTCTGATGATCTGTTAGTTGTAGGAACTGCTTCTTAGATTCTTCGCTGTTGGGATATAGGACATCTTCTGGTCGAAGAGTTCCACGCTTACCCATTTCATGCTTCATCTCGGGTGAGATGTTATACTGCATGATAAGATGTGGATAAAGAGAATCCAAGTCGAAGGATACAATCCATTTATGCATACCAACTTGTGGTTCCTTCACATATGCACCAACGAATGCAGTATCCTTCTCTTCAATATTCTTCTGTGGAATTACAATCTTCTTTGCATTCAAATAATGATAGATGATTGTATCCCAAGTTCGAACTTGAGAAAACACATCAACTAGATTTACTTTTGCAGAATACGCAAGAGCGAGAGCGAGTTCAAGAAGTTTAAGTTTCTGTTCAAGTTTAACTACTAGATCAACATCCTTCACATTATACTGAACGAACTTCTGAAAGTCTCGTGTGTACATGTCAAGAATACCATCGAATCCCTCGAACGATGCTTTCTTCTCACCAAGTTCTGCATATGAAATATGATTGAGACTGTAAGACTCTTGAGTTACGAATGTAAACTTCTTGTAGAGATCAAGGTAATCTAGAATGGAAACACCCAACAGATCATAAGCGATCTGCTCTCTCTGCATGATGTACACCTTACGAGGTTTTACAATACCCCAAGGAGAGAGTCTTCCAACTTCACCGTCACCAAATAAATTTGTAATTCGGTTTACAAGATATGGAATATCGAAGAACTGAATGTTCCATCCCGTGATGATATCAAAGTCATAATACTTCCACTGCTCAATGAATGCTTGAAGCATTTCCTTCTCACAATCATATTCAAACACCATGTGGTTGTTTTGAACTGGTTTTGCTCTACCAAGACAATAGGTATGAATTGTTTCCTTACCTTGTTGTAGGAAACGAACAGTAATAATATTGACCTTTTGATCTGCTTTCTCTACTGTTGGGAATCCATCCTCACACTGTGTTTCAATATCAAGATAGCACACCTTCAAAGTGTTTGGATCATATTCTAGATTTGGAAAACGATCACCAATAAATTGATACTGATAATCAGTATTACCATAGATTTGATAACCTTGAACATCCTTGTATTCTTCAATCATTTCTCTACAATCAGAGATAGAATCAAACTCAAAAGGAACAACTGGAAGATTGTCCAGAGTTCTCCAAGGAGTGGTCTTGATCTGATCGGGTCCTGCAGGAACATAAAGAGTTGGAGAGAACTTGACCTTCTCTCTTACTCTCTTACCATTCTTGTAACCAGTGTACAGAATAGAGTTACCACGGACAGAAACATGTGTATAGAATTCACTCATTCCATTATAGTAGTAAGCGGGGATACTTCTTCTGCATAACGCTTGTATGATAGTGCATGATACTCGGGATTCAACTCAATTCCCAAATAATTTCTATCATTCATGCAGGATACTATCCCCGTAGTTCCTGAACCAGAGAATGGATCAAGAACAGTTCCTCCCACTGGACAACCTGCTACGATGCAAGGTTTGATCAAATCCAACGGGAATGTTGCAAAGTGTGCTCCCTTGTATGTATTGGTAGCAATGCTCCAAACATCACGCAAGTTTGCAGTTTCATAGTTTTTATTAAATCCTGAATGTGCAGAAAGACCAGTTTGCTCTTGCCATTCCTTTGTCTTTCTCTTATGTCCATTCTCTGTGCGCTTATCCTCTGGATGCTTCGCAACAGTCTTTGTGGATTCAATATCATAATAATAATTTTTGTTTTTTGCAAGTAGGAAGAAGAACTCATGTGATCGTGTAGGACGATCCTTTACACTTTCCGGCATAGGATTTGTCTTGTGCCAGACAATATCACTGCGTAGAATCCAACCGTCCTTCTGCAAAGCAAAAGCAACCAACCAAGGAACACCTAAAAGGTTCTTGTTCTTTCCAAAGGTATCACCGATGTTTAACCACAAAGTACCATCATCACGAAGTACTCGCTTTACACCTTGAAATACCTTAACCATTTCGTTTACATACTCTTCAGGTGTATCTTCTGCACCGATCTGATCATCATTATGATAATCACGAAGAGCAAAATATGGTGGAGATGTCACGCAAGTATTAATAGAACACTCAGGAAGAGTGTTTAGTATCTCACGATTATCACCAAGAAGAACTTCAAACTTTGGCATTCTTGTCCTTTACATATGAATGAAGAAGAACCATATAATTGATTACATCAACTATTGTATCCTCGAATGATTCATTTGCAACTTCCATCTTTCCTGCTTCAACAAAAGAAGAAAGACGACTCATCTTATCTGTAAGACGAACGAGCATACCACGCTCAGTTGAACAAATACCCATCGACTCTACGCGAGTAAAATTAGCGAATGGTTCAGTTCCAGAGCGACCTGCATAATCTGCGTTCTTTTTCTTCATCAACTCACGAGCACTATCACATAGATGAACATGATTATCTAATAATTCTTGCTTTGTCATAATGAAACTCCTGTAGATCCAAATCCACCATTTCGATCTGTCTTTTGTATTGGCTTTTCGCTTGTCTCTAGTATATCATAAGTTTCGCACTTTACAAGTTCTGCTTGTGCAATTCTGTCACCATGATGTACATAAAGTTTTTCATTTGAAATATTGTGCAACATGATCTTTGATTCTTCAATATAATCAGAATCAATGATACCTTGTGCATTTGCCATGACCAGACCTTGCTTGAATGAAAGACCAGAACGAGCATGAATTCTTACAGAAAATCCTTCAGGAATATCAAAAATAATCCCAGTAGGAACTAAAAGTCTCTGACTAGGATCTATTTTAATATATCTGCCGCCTTCTTTTGTTTCAAAAATATTTGCTACACACTCTCTATTATTTGCACAATAACCTTTTACTTCATAGAGAGGTTGACCAAGATAAGCATGTAAATCGAAACACGCAGACTGTGCAGTTGCTTTCTTTGGTGTCTTTACTTCAGGGTATAACTTGTAGATTTTTAACATGATAAAAGTATAACCTCACGAATAAAAATGTCAAGGAATTTCTAGAACATCTGGTTCAATAAATCTTGGATCACTATTTACATCATAAGTCCAACCAATTTCACACCTTTCATTTTCAAGTAAATTTACATTTGTTGTATTATGAAATAAATCACCAACACCATCCCATATTATTATATTTTCAACAATATTATTTGCATCTATTAAAGCCCATCTCATCTTATTTTCTCCTTTATGCATAAGCCATTATTACACAATAACCATTTCCGCCTGTTCCACCAGTACCAGAAGTTTGATTCGACCAAGCACCACCGCCACCACCGCCGCCAGCACCCCTGTAACCATTTCCACCATTTCCTGCAGTTCCTGTCGTTGCACCATTTCTACCGCCTGCACCCGGAAGACCTGGAGAATAAATACCACACAACTTATAGTAATAATCTGTAGCAGATTCACCATTAGCACCAGAACCACTAAGAACTGTAACATTTCTTTCAATATATGGATCAATCACTGATGTAGTTGCAGTTGTTGGTGTCACTATAGGTGAACCATTATATGATGTCAATTCTCCACCTGCAGCATTATGTCCCCCACCTCCACCTCCTCCATTTGAATTTAATCCTTGCCATGTTACATTTGTTGGAGCTGTTGTAGAACCTGTAGCAGGAGATATATTTCCTATCTGTATTCCGTGAATAAGTGATTGACGAACTGATCCTGCTGCTCCAGTTGCAGTGGTTCCGCCACCACCTCCAGCGCCACCATAAGCCACCGCCAATATTCCTATTTTACCTGCTACTTTTATTTGAGTATTACCGGCGCTATTACCACCAGAACCATTTGTTCCTGCAGTTGTTTGACCGGAGCCTCCGGTTCCACCTGCACCTATTGCAATTTCCAATGTTGTTCCTGATCCACCTAATGTTTCAACAAAAAATTCATGTTGTATTATACTCCCACCAGAACCACCACCACCTCCAAATGTACTACCAGAATCCGCTACTGCTCTTTTTCTCCCTCCACCACCTCCACCGCCGCCTCCTATTGCTCTTATGAATATCTTAGTTGCCCAAGGTGGTATGGTATAAGAACCACTGGTATCAAATTCTCGTATATCGGTTGTAATATTTTGTTTTGGAAAATCAAAAAATCCAGTATTCATTTTTAGTATCCTTTAATATGCAACGATAACACAATAACCATTACCACCACTACCACCATTACCTGTAGTTAAAGTATTTCTAGCGCCACCTCCACCACCACCGCCGCCTCCTCTATAACCATTTCCACCATTTCCTGCTGAACCAGAAGTGGCACCACCACCACCGCCACCACCTAAACCTGGAGAATATTTGCCCAATATTGTTTTTCCTATGGCTGAACTTCCTGCAGTATTTGCGGCTCCCTGTGATACTATATTATTTCCTCTGGTATAAAACGGATACAATATTCCAGCAAATAAACCACCAGCAACTATAGCTCCACCTTGACCAGCACTATTTCCAGTAGTAACACCACCTCCTCCAGCACCACCATTATCTCTGTAAGAATAAATTGTTTTGGAGGAACCTGTTGATGTACCACCTGCTGCACCAACTCCGAAAGCATCACCAGTTTGAGATGTAAACATTCCAAACCATAAAGCATTTTTACCAGTTGCTGCG